GTCGGTTGATCTGTTTCATGAGTTCTGACTCGATATCAGAAACCAATGGCGCTGCCAGATTGTTTTTCACATAGGCCCCGTATGCCGAGACGCCTTTTTTCTGTTCAATTCGTTGTCGCATTTTTCCTTGATAGCGACCCTTCGTCATTTTCACATTTCCGCCAACTCTGGCAAAAACGTTTCCTTTCCAACTCATCTTGATCACGCCCGGCTTTGGCCCCTGAAAGGCTCCATCGATGCGTGCGCGTCCACCATGTTTTGAAATTTTGTAACTGACGCCTCGTTTGTCTTGCCGTGCTCCAAAATGCCGCAGCCCAAGTCGCGGTGTTTTCTTTAGTTGCACGACAGCAAACAAACTTCCTTCCGTTGCACTGGCTCGAATACTGATTGGCTTTTCCGCTTCGTCTTTCTTCAAGTTGATCGTGTTCCGAACGTCTCGCCCCATCTGCAGTTTCGTTTTTTTGCTCACTGCGTTAATCGCTGCGGCCAACTCTTTCTTCATCTTCTTTCCGGCTCTGGCCGTTGCTGTTGCCAGCCTGTCGAGTTGGGTTTTTCGTATCTCTACGGACAACATTAGTTTCGCACCGTATACGGATCGCCTTCACTCACTCGAAATGTCACCATCACAGGGACCGCGATTCCGTCATAGCCACCGTCAGACGTCGCCGTTTGCTGTGCTCCGAAATCTGCGTTGATTGCGTTTCCGTCGAACGTGTGCCAAGTGCCTGAAGTTCTGATCGCCTTGTGTATCGCTGCCTCTGCGACGTCTTCGTACAACTCAATCGGAGTAGAATCTTTTTCACTCGGAGCGATATGAACACGCACAAGAAACGTTTGCTGATATGCGATTGCCGGCGGATTGCCCGGACAATCAAGGTTTTCAACTCGTGTCACTTCTCCACGTGTCAACACAATCAAACCATGAGCCGGTGTGTATGTCGCGAGCTTTGTCGGACGCACCACGTCAACGAAAGTAAACGCGTCGTTGGGTTCTGTGATCAACGTTTCCAGACGTGCGAAAATCTCGTCAGAAATTTTCGTCACAACTGGTTTTTCAATGATCACCGACATATCAACACCAACATTCCGTCATCATGTTCCGTCAGCAACTGCACAGAAACCTTGCGAGCCGTTTCACCAATGCGAGGTGCCAGACTGATCTGATCGCCTCCAGTGTCAAGTTCGTCACTGCTGATGCCAGTCGTCGCACTGTTTGCAACACGCACTTCGAATTCCGTCAGAATCTGCTCGTCCGGATTAAACGTAGCCACCTGATTGCGAGTAACGACAGCCTTGATTTCTCGCGGCTGTCGCACCGCATCAGTATGGAATCGATGCGGGTAGTAAGTCACTGACTCAGCAAAGTGATCTGAGTTCAGAAAGACTGTTGCCGCATCCGTTACGATCCGTTCGGCAAGGCTCATCGGCGAGAGACGACCTTTACATAATCGATTGTCAGTGCGTCGGTGTTGCTGTCGCTGGTCTTCTGAATCTGAAAGATTGGCTGCAGCCCCGAGGAATACGCTGACATAGTGAACGTTTCAGTGCCGACTTTTACGCCGTCAATGTAAAACTTGACGTCCGATTTTCCGCCGCTGAAATCGATTACGAATCGCTTGTAGGTAGAACTCAGAGTCACGCCGGTTGCGTTGTCGTCGTTGTCTGTCGTTCCGTCGTCGGTTTCAACCACGACCGCATTGCTGCCAGTCAGTTTGAAAAAAGCATTCGCTGCAACTGCGTCTGGATCATCCGCACGAGCAGAACCAAGCCCCATCACGATCGTTGTGGCGCTGTCGAGAGTCGCCGTTACCTTTGCCCGAAATTCCATACGAATAATGGAATCAATATCGAAGTCCAGAGCGTCGTTGAAGTGCAAGCAGACGTTTTCAACTTCCGTTGTAGACGCCAGTGTCAGTGTTGCTTCGCTTGTGCCCTTTGTGTAGGTCGGAGCACCTGAGCTTGAAGTGTCATCTACCAGCCACGCTGTAGCCGGATCCGCTGACGTTGGAAATGCCGCAACGGCACCATTAAAGTCATCGGAGAATTCTTGAAAGTCCTGAATACCAGCCATTTGTCTTTCCTTCTTAACAACGGGTCATCGCATTCCGCTACCGTGGGAGATGCTTTCAAAAAGCCGGCTGGCCGCACGGCCAGCCGGCAGAGATTACGTTACAAGAGCATTACGCTCCGTTGTGCTTGTACAGGCCGCGATAGTCGATCGGAGCAACACCGAACGTCTGACGAACCTTGTATTTGTACACGTCTTTGTCGAAGTCCCATTCGTTTTCGAGAACTGGGGACTGCTCACCTTCAAGGAAAGTGATTTCGACGGTATCGACCTGACTGTTATTCGCAGCCAGATACCAAGCCGTGGAACTATTGGCGTCGAGCAGTGGCTCGACGATCACCTTCAACGGTCGGTCTCCGTTCGGCCCGTAGATGTTTTTCGTGTTGCTGTTTCCTGCAACGTTGCCACCCACTGACGGATCTGCAAATGAAGCCATCAACTGTAATGCTGTTGCACTGAGTGCCGCAGGAACGATCAGGAAGGCCGGCTGAATGTTCAGAATCACATCTGAACGCAGACCCTTCTTCGTCATCATGCTGATGTACGCAGTGTTCAGAGTGGAAACACTCGGAGCACCGGCACCAGTCGCGAGATTGGCGTGGCCGCCAGCAGTCGTCTGTGCCGTTGCGTTGAACAGAGCACCAGTATCAGCCATCACTGGATTGCCTGTCAGCACTCCGTAAACAGCCTGATTCTGCATACGTCGACACGCTGCACCCTGCATTGCAGGAATGCGGCTGATCGCGTCGAGGTCATCATTGACGACAGTTTCCCAAGTGATGGTGAACATGTTGCCGTACTTGTTGACCTTGTACGTTTCGCGAGCGTCGCTCATTGGTGCGTCAGGGTATTCTTTACCCTCTGGCACCATCTCTGGCGTCCCCATTTCGCTGAACCGGATTCGATTCAGGTTCTTGAAGTCTGCCGTCGTGCCAGCGTCACGAGCCCACATCGACCACGTGAACGGAGCTTCCTCGTACCCTGCGAGCAGGGTTTTGTTGGCTGCGTCCAGAAGCAGGTTCGAAAAACTGCCTGTGGTGTGGTACGCGTCACGCTGAACGCGATATCGATTGAGAGTGCCAGGATGCCCCATTGCCACCAGTGCAATATCCTTTGGAGCCATTCGCCGAACGTCGCAGCCGAGTTTTTCGGCGTACATTTCGGCCACACGGCCCAGCTTCATGTTGACGAAGTCTTCGTGACCTGCAGCCAGTTTTGCAGACGCCTGACTGCGAATGCCGCCCTGACGGAAGGTACGGACAACGAGACCGTCTCGCATTGCTGCGAACATCTTGTCATCAGCGGATTCTGTCACAGTTGCGGACATGCCGGCGGTCTGGCCGATTGGTTTGGTTGCCATTCTTTCGAGAATCCTTGTACGAGCGGTGTTGAGATCAACGCCGCCATCACAGAGCTGGTCGGCAAAGGAACGTTCGATTTTGTGAGTCGTGCAAAGTGCGTGGATCTCTTTCCGTCGCTGCGAATCCTTATTGAGCGCCCGGACGATTGCTTCTTCCACTTTCTTTGCTTCCTCTTCCTTCGTTGCACCGTCCATGTTTTCGACGATGTCTTCTTTCTCTTTCTCAGGCTCAGTCATGCCTTCCATCTTCTTGATTGGTTCTTCTGGTTTCGGCTTTTCACCCGGATTCATCTTGCCGACAACCCACGCCAAAACCTGATTTGGATCCGTCATTCCGTCTGGGAGCCCCATTGCTGTGAGCTGGCCCAATAGCGCCTCGTCCATTCTGGTTACCTTTCTTTCGAGGTCTGTATAGGACCTGCGTACAGTTGAAAGCTCGTCTGCACCTGTAGTGCAAATCGAAGCGTTATGAGGCTGCCATCTCACATGGATGACAGCAGGACCTTCTACAGTCACACCGCGTTTTGTGGTGTATGACTGCCCGTGTGGGACAAACATTGATTCGAGTGGCTCAGCAGTGATTGAAAAGTCAGTGATGTGACCTTCGTTCATCCGCGTGCAGATCGCCTGCGACTCTGTGTCTGACGCGAAGTACGGCTTGCCGTGAAGTTCCCCGTCTCGAATTTCAAGATCACGAATGCTGCCGAAAATGTTTCTGACAGTGCGATCGTCGTGAGAATCGACAATAGGAAACTGCTGCTGTCCCTTTCGCAGAACCATGCCTTCCATCAGCAACACTTCACTAATGACATAGCCGCGATCTTCGTCGTATCGCCGAACGGGTGTTTCCGTGGCGACGACAACGTCGGACACACCGCTATTCATGCCGACGGATCGCATGACGACGCGTTCGTGTTTGGATGGTGGCAGTTTTCCTTTTTTACGTGTCATCGTCGTCATCCGTCTTGGCAGCACTGTCTTCAGCCGCCTTTGCCTTTGCATCCTTTGCGTCACGTGACGCAATTAACTTTGCGAGTTTTTCTGCACGTTTTTGCAAAACACGCTTTGCCTGTGCTTCGTTTTTGAATTCGCCTGCTTTTGGCTTGGACATGAAATCCGGCTCGTCCAAACTTATTGGCCCGTTATCCATGTAATGCGTCAGACCGTCGTTATCAGTGACATTCAATTGCCCATGGAACCCACCGAAACCATCGTGATAAATTTCGATGCCTACTTCTTTTCCGTGTGCAGAAATGGTGTCTGCATCAGACAGTTTTCCGAGATTTTTTGCGTTGCCTGAGATGGTCGATACGATGCGATCAGCTTCGCGTTCAGCGGCGGCTGTGGAATTAACCTTAGTTTCCTTGACTACCTCACCATTTACTCTGACTTCAAATTGAACGGCGTCATCGATGACTTTGCCGTGTTGCTCTCCGAAATCCACTTCCTTGTCTTCTGACTTCTTGACAACAACGGTGACGTCACCGATTTCCGTTTTTGTCTTGTTGACGACTTCTCCTACTTTTGGACGTCCGGGAAATCGTCTGTCCTCAACCTTGGCGCTTTTTTTTTCACCGTTCGACGCGTTAGACGTTTTGTCAGCGTCTATCGTCTTTCCTTCAGGGCCTGTCTTGGCAACGCCGTCTTCAATGTATAACGGTGATCCGTCTTCTGTGGACACCCACTTGCCACGGCGTAGCAGTGACCGCTTAATTGCTTGGATTTCGGGTGTTTGATCCAAATCTGTGTCAACAGAGCCATCAGCAGCATCGGTAATGAGCATCTGTGCTGTGGCTTCCGTTAGCCCAAGCGACTGCAGGAATACTTTTGTTTTGGTTTCACTGGCTGTGCCTGCAATGAATTCGGCAAGAATATCTTCGATGGCTTTTCGGTTTCGCTGCCACTGCATGCGGGACATGTCCGACATTTCACCCGCTGGCGCTGGTTGCCCATTTGGCATTGCAGATTGTGCTGCCAGTTGCTGACCTTCAGCCTGAGTTGCGTCGACTTGAGCCATATCAGCAGTCACGAGTCCTAACTGTCGTTTCAGTTTTTCTTCTTTGGCTCGCTGATAAAACACGTTCCGCCAGTTCTTACCACGCTGACCGAGCTCGTCTTGATATGTACTCTGGAAGGAGGTCAAAGCAGCGTCAGACGCAGCCTGCTCACTCTGCGGGTCAACCCATTCCCATGCTGGAGTCTGCCACTCGACAGCGGTTGCGGCTCTACGATCTTCAAGCACTTCGGACATTGACGAAAACCCATCAACGCCAGCGGTTGCCGCCTGCTCACAAAACCGATCCCAGATAGGTTGGCAGCAATGCTGCACCATGTATTTCTGCCATCGACGGAACCGGCGACGGTCTTCAAGCATGCTGGTACGACTGCTGCTGTAGCTCGTGCCGCTGTAATTTCTGGAAACGACTTCGTAGCTCAGCCCAGTGCCTACTGAGATTCCGCGAAGCATCAGGTTGATCCACGGCTCTGACGCTGAGTTTGGACGACCCGGATTGATTGATTCAACGGATTCGCCAGGTTGAAGCCGAACGACCATTGCAGGTTCGAGATACTCAAACTGATTGCCGTTGGTGTCCGTCGTTTCATCATCTGTCGACGGCATTAGCCCGGAACCAGCTCTGCCGGTTGTTGTGATTGCCACTCCGAAACATGACGCCACAGCAGACGCCTGAATCTCATTGTCGACGTAAACGCCAAGGTCCCGCAGCCACGACATCACAGGCGCGAACCACGACACGCCACGGCTCTGGCCGATACGATCCATGCGATACAGGTGCAGGATGTTTTTTGCGTCGACGCGTACCGGTTCCTGTCGACCCTGTGAATAAGGTCCGTTTGGATGCTCCGGATAGATCCAATACGCAAGAGGTTTTCCGAGTTCGTCGAGTTCGACGCCGCGTGTAATGCGGTTGCCGTCGGTGCTACGAACCTTGTACGTGTCTTTTTCATTGGCGAGCCGATCGGCTTCGATCAGTTCAATAGCGAGCGGGACGGGCCGATAGATTCCGCGATACTTTTCTGACGGTGTATTGACCAAGTGAATCAGCACTTCACCGGCTTCGACCATTTCCCGCTGTGCAAGCTGCTGGATTTCAGCAAAGCTCAAACGCCCGTTGACATCGCAGACTTCGCACCATTCGGACCACACCTTGTCGCGAAGCTCATTGACGTCCTCGATGTCTGTGCCTTCAGGCGTTTCCACCTGACTCTGAGCGGTGATTCCGCTACCGACAACGGAACTGACAATTGTGTCAACTACGCCCCATGCATAGGCGTTGTCTCGCACGAGAGCCCGTGACCATGCCCGAAGAGCATCAGCCCCGAATGGGCCAAGCAACTCGCTGTCAGCAGATTGGTTTTTCGGCTTTTTGTTATTGGTGAGCCGATTCGCCTCAGCGCCCGAGTACATACGCTCAAGGGTTCGGCGTTGCTGAGTTCGTCGCACACCAGCAGCCGGTGAAAACATTCCGACAATCCGGTCGATTGCAGAGCCGATCATCGACTGGTCCTCTGCATTTTGGCGAGTCGAAACATCCCGCCGCCAGATTCACGGTCGACCTGCGTTTGCAACATGTTTCGCTGCTCGAACAGCGTGTTGAGATCCAACGCTGTGACCGTGCGAGAACCGATCGAGTACGACGACGCACCGCCGGTGAGCAATGCTTCTATCGCTGCGTCGATCTGTGCCAGTAGTGAAGACGCCGTTGCCATGTCACACAGTTTCGCGTCTGTGTGATCCGTTTGGCAAAACTCAACGTTCTACGTATGCTATGGCGTAGCAATGCACATTTTTCAGGAGCTCACTGCAATGTCAAAGACAGTCGCGGGATTTATGGTTACGTTCGGGCCGCTGCTTGCATGGTTTGGTGGAGAGTTTTCAGCAAAGGCGAACAACGCCGCCTCGACACCAGACACAGACTGGTATTACTCAATCAAGAATGGAATCGGCGTGATTCTGATTCTGATTGGTTTGGGGATGTTTTTTTTCGGGGCAAAGCGGTTCGCGACGAAGGATGCGTGAAGTTATTCCACTTCTTTCCAAGTGTGCCCGCAGTACCCGCACTTGCAATACCGCGTCCGGCCTTGAGTGCTGTAGACACGTGAATATGAATTTCCCTCAGTGGCTGGATCCAGCTCACGCAGCCGCTGGCATGCCGTGCAGTTCTGCGGCACAAATGATGTCACTCGTGGTTTCGGCTGCTGCACAACGACGGCAGAAGCCTTAACGTTTTCTGAGACTGTTGACCCATCCTCCTGGCCGTCTTTTGGGAACTCCATGACGTTGGGCCGCTGGCTTTCCTGCCGGTTGTTTCGCTTGCTCATTGGAGGCTTTCTGTCGAGGAGTGACACTGAGGCCATTCGGATTCTCTTTAGTTGGTGACAGTAAATAAATGCCGCGAGCACCAGCCGCAGCCGCTGACATGCACATCGCATCCAGCCAGTGATTGTTCTCGCTTACGACGTTCCAGTACGTTTTCAGCCCTTTGCCTTCTTTAAACTCGCTCACCAATTCTTCGGCGACAACATGCTGAGCAAAGCTCGTGTGCTTTCGGTCATTCGGTTGCACGAACAGCGACAAGGCACCACGACGCAGAAAGTTCTGATCGTCAAATGTCGGCGTCAAAAATCGTTCATGCACGAATTGTTTCCAATAGTCTGTGTCCAGCTCGTAAAGCCAAAGGTGCTGAGCTTCCTGATATGCTGCGTGAAAGTGATTACCCGGCTTAATGTTGTCGGTTTCAACCGTTTTGTCACGATAACGCCCGATCCCCTTCGACACATAAAATGGCGACCCGCCGACGTTCCGCACAAATTCATAGGCTGCATCGGTGAAGGTTCCTGAGTCAACGAAGATCGCATCAACCTTGCGTTCAGATCCTGCCGCGTCGACATACGTTTTCTGAAGCAATTCGTCACGCCATTGAAGCAACGCTCTGTAAATCTGCGGCTCACTAGCTTCGTTATCCATGGCTCTGTCAGTGCCAGCGACTTCCGCCCTGCCGTAATCGATCACGCAACCGCCGGCACCTTTCCACCACGCGACAACAACCCAGTGACAGAGATACTTGCCGAGGTCAATCGCTGCCGTAATACAAGACGCATTCGCTGGCAACTGTCCACGATCAAGCCCACTCAGGCGACTCGCTACAATCTGCCACGTCAACCCGCTTCCCTGTGGTCCGACTTCCTCCGGAGGATCGTTGTCGATTTCTGTGGCTACAGCCTTTTCGCCTAGGTCCGCCACTTTGTTGTAGTACGACTGGATCGCAGATAACTCAAGCGGCTCACCGTCCTCATGCAGTTTTTTGCTGTAGGATGACGGATTGCTGATGACACAATCACGTTCCATCTCGTCTCGGTTATCTCGCCAGAATCTAAACGCAACGCGTGCGTCAGGGTCCGCGTCTTCTCGCTCGATTCTCAGACGCAGATACTCTTGCACCAAATCCATGCGGTCTGGTGCTTTGATCATCTTTCGGTATCGTTTTCCCTTCCACGACGGTTTCTGTTTTGGATCCGTGAACTTGTACGCCACGCACTTACGGTTTTGGATTGTGCAGAGAAACACGCGGGCAACACGTTCTGCAGACGATGCCAGCCCGCCGATATCCTGCTCAATAATCTCTTCATTTTTTGCAATCAGTGCATCAGATTCAGCTGCCTGCCGGTCTTCGATATCGTCGATGATTGCAATATCTGGCCGCACGTCTCGATAGTTGGTTCCTCGAATACCTCCATCGATACCAATCGACGCGAGAATCTGACCACGCGAAACTGGCTCAATATCCTCAGGCCAGTCATCGGGTAACTGGTGCCTGCCGATCGTCGGATAAATGATGTGATCCGCGGCTATCTTTAGGTTTGAATATTCCCCTTTAACCGTCTGCATCCGTGCTCGTGATGACCAGCCGCCAACGGCCTGAAACGGTATGCACAACTCTGGAAAGTCCTGCAGCAACAACTCAGACTGTTGCAGTTTTTCGCGTACCGTTCTCAGTTCCGCTTCGCTTTTTCGTTGATTCTTGCCAATCACAATCGGAAATCGACTCAGACCCTTAAGCGTCAGAAACAACGCCGTATAAATCGCAAGCTTCGTTTTGCCTTCACCTCGTGTGCCAGCTATCGCCTGATCGCCGCCATACATTGCAGCCCTTACGATTGACTCGTGCATATCACGACGGTCGGCAGTAAAGTCTTCGAAAAACACGTCTGGGAAGTAGGTCCGCAGAAACAACTCTCCGTCTTGAAGCGTATCCAGTCTGCGCTGTGGTTCTTTCGGGCAAGCAATTTTCAGGTCACGTTCAGAGGCGCGACTTTTAGCTTTTCTGACTCTGTCTATAGCGCGAGCATCGCCACCTAAAAGGTTATTCCCCTCCGGAAAGGAGCTTACCGACGTCTCCAGGTGAGATACGTCCAATGATCTCAATAAGTCTAAGACGTTTTTCGTCATCCGCATCCTGTCGTTTGTATTGCAGTTCTAGTCTACGCAAATCGGCGATATCTGCCTGAATCAGCGCATTAAATGCCTCTCGTTTCATTCGAGGGTCATCACTCGTTTCGATGATGTTGAAGATTTCATTTACCGCTTTCTTTTTACGTTCAGTAAAGTCTTCAAGCCATCCGCTCACAAGTGCTCGCCTCAATAGTTTCACATCAGACAATTTCACCTTGGTGCAAACTCACCAAAGTGTTTTTCTGCGGCTTGTTTCCTCACACTGATTGCTGCCTGTTCATTATCGAAATAACCCAAGTGCAATAGTTGCTTGTTTACACGTATCGAAGCCTGCCATTTTTTCAAACGGCTATGGTATGTCACTCCTGCATGCCTGCTGCGACTTTTGCTATGACCAGAGTTGTTTCTACTGTTCTGTAAACGCGTAGCGATCCTCAGATTATCAATCCGATTGTTTGACGGGTTTCTGTCAATATGATCAATTTCCATTCCACTCGGAATCGAACCATTAAATGCTTCCCATATCAACCGGTGAACCAAAACGGATTTGGTTACGCCATCGACGCAGAGTGAAACCATACAGTGTTTGTACGCAGACATAACAGCCTGTTTGATGACACGTCGCTTGCCATGCTTGTATGAAATCACCTCGCCAGTTGATGTCACCGAATATCCATTGAACGCCGTTTGTATTTCGGTCATTGCATTATGCCCCCTTACCCCAAACATAGGCTGTTCAGACGGATGGACTTTCTTTCATAAAAATTGGCCCTA